TAGAGGCAACCATCCCCTCAGTTGTCAATAGCAGAGCCGCAACGCTGGCCGCATTCTGTAGCGCGCACCGGACCACCTTGGCCGGGTCGATCACGCCAGACTGGATCAGATGCTCATACTGGCCCGTTGCCGCGTTGTAGCCTATGCCCTGACGGTCGGCAAGAATGTTGCGAAAGATCGCTTCTCCGTCCTCGCCGGCGTTTGCGCAAATCTGGAGCAGCGGCTCCCGCAACACATCGAGGATAACCAGCATTCCCTTGGCGTCGTCATCGGTGGCCATGTGATCATGCAGCAGCGTCTCAACCCGGTCAATGCAGTAGATCAGCGCAATCCCCCCTCCCGGCACAATCCCCTCCTCGACCGCCGCCTTGGTCGCACACACCGCGTCATCGACTCTATCTTTTTTCTCTTTCCTCTCCCCCTCGGTGACCGCCCCAACTTTGATGACTGCCACGCCAGATGCCAGCCGCGCCAGCCGCTTGCGCAGTATCTCCCGCTGGTAGTCATTGTCAGTCGCATCGATCAGCGACCGCAACAGCGTCATCCGAGATTCCTTGGTTGCCTTATCGCCGTACCCGCCGACGATGGTCGTAGACGCCTGCTCAACCGTCACCTGGATCGCCCTGCCAAGGTCGGCCATCGCAACCGACGCCAGCTCCCGGCCGCAATTCTCAGTGAATGCATACGCCCCGGTGACGACCGCCAAATCCTCAAGCGCCGCTCTCCGCTCGTCGCCGAATGCCGGAGCCTTGACAATCACCGACCGCAGCACGCCAAGCTGGTTGTTGTGAATCAGGGTCACCACGAACGGTTGGTCGTAATCGCCGACAATGAGGAGCACCGGATGACCAGCTTTTCCAACTTCGGCCAGCAGATTCGATAACTCATCGGTCATCGTGAACATTTTGCGCTCAGTGAGCAGAATGAATGGCTCCGTGAGCACCGTCTCCAGCCGCTCCGGATTAGTCACGAAAGGATGGAGTGGGAACCAGCCACGGTCAATTTGCATTCCCTCGGATACGGTCAGCGTCGTGTCGGCGTCGTTAGAATCAGACACCGTGATAACGCCATCGCGACCTACCTTGTGCATAGCCTCCGCAATAAGCTCTCCGAGCGCCGTGTCGCCGTTGCTGGCTACCGTGCCGACCCTCGCGATAGTCTCGTTGTCCTCGACCGGCTGCGCAATGCTCTTGATGTGATCTACGACGACCGCAACGGCTTTGTCGATGCCGCGTTTGAGGGCCACGGGATTAGCGCCAGCGTCGAGACAGTCTAAGCCTTTTTGGTATATGCGCTGGGCTAAAAGGGTAGCCGTGGTCGTGCCATCGCCAGCCTGGTCCGATGTTTTGCTGGCGGCCTCGCGGATGAGTTGAGCACCCATATTCTCGAATGGGTCCGGCAGGTCGCGCACCTCTTTGGCCGTCCTGACTCCGTCCTTGCTGACGATGGGCGGAAATAGCGGGTGAATCTCCATGACTACATTGCGGCCCTTTGGGCCTAGCGTGCAGGTCACCATATCGGCCAGCGTATTCACCCCGCGCAGGATGGCTTGCCGTGCTTCTTTACCGCGTAGAAATTGTCTGCTCATAATCGGGACGACCTTTCTGTTTGAGGTATTCGAGTATTCTGACATGCAGCCGGGCGCCGGCTAACTCAACTACGGTTGTGTCCGTGATATTAGCCGGAGAGAAGGTTTGTGTCCAAAATAGCGGGATTTCTGGCGTACCCAGATCAACTCGCAAATCTAGATAATCGTGAAATCGACCCTCCCTTGACGCGGAAAAGGAGACGCGGGCATCGGGTATATCCTTCATCGCAGAGTTGAATACCGCAACTACATCGTCGCGTGTCACTGGTCGGCCTCCTCAATCACGCCGCTCAATTCTTCGAGCCTCAGCAACTTGTGTGCCACGCCCATGTGTGTTTCATCCCTGCCGCTGTACTTGCCGAAAGCTACGCGCTGGCCGACGGAGACGCCGTCAGGGTTGTATTCGACCGGCCTACCCCTAGCATCGGTCCTCTCCGCATTGGCGCGCAGCCCAACCGCAACTACAATGCCCTCGGTCGGAGCATCTTTCTGGCTTGGCGGCGCGGCGAGCCCGGTTGTCTTGACTGGTGTCGTGTCGGGGAGGACTAGAACTCTGTCGCCCAGGGGGATGAATTTACGCATCGTCTTTCTCCTTTGATCCTAAAATCAGTCGTCTGGCCTCATCTGAACGGCATTGGCATAGTTGCCAGCAAAGCCGCGCGGTAATCCGTCTCGGCGCGTGCTTGCTATAGTTGAATCGGAGAGACCACGCAAGGCACACCATATCGACGGGGCGGCCCACTCTGCGATTCATCGTTTCCTCCGATTCTGCCACTTACAGCAGGCCCCGATAAACTCGCAGTTGATGCTCCCCGTCTCCCCATCGCGCTGTTTGGCGAGGAAAATTTCTGCCTTATCCTTGAGGCTCTGATCCTCACGATTGTAATACCCGGGCCGATGCAGGAATGCAACATTATCCGCGTGCTGCTCGATCTTTCCCGATTCAGCCAGATCCACCAATGTCGGCCTCGCATCCTGATTCTTGACCGATGCCCGTCCGACCTGGTGATAGAGCACCAGGGGCACCTTGAGATCGACAGCAACTCCCTTCAGTGCGGCAACCTTCTCTCCGATGACCTCATCGGTCCGCATCCCTTTCTCCCAGATGCCCTCGCGGGAAACGCGGGATAGCTGGTCTACAAGAATCGCATCCAATTCTCCCGACCGTTTCAACCTTGCCGACCGCGCCCGAATCGACGCTACGCTCATCGAACTGCGCTGATCCCAAAAGATAGGCAGATTCTTGAAGTCGGCAACCGCCTCCTCGATGTACATCTTTTCAAAAACACTGAGCCGGCCCTCGCGGTAAGCCTTGAATGACACGTCAGCGGCTGCGCACAGCATCCGGCCCATGAATGAGTCCTTGCGTTGCTCATTCACGAATACCGCAACACACTTACCGCGCCGCGCCAGATTCCATGCAATCGTGCTGCAATGCGCCGTTTTTCCCATCGACGTTCGGCCTGCAACGATGGTCAACTCCTGCGGGTGCAGCCCATAGGTTAAATCGTCGTACTCGTCAATCCCAGTCTTGATCCCTGGCACCCGCTCGGCAAAGACATCATTCTTTGATAGCCACTGGCCGATGGACTCCATATCCGACCCTTGCATGTTGCTGTTAACGGCGGATTCCAAGTCGCTCATCACTTTGCCAGCAACGTCGAGTGCCGGGTCGAACTGCTCGCGCGCGCGGGCAATTCCCATCGAGCATACCGCCATCACATTCCGCAGCAGGCTCTTGTCTTTGGTGATGCTGATATACTCGCGGATTACCGGGCGCCGCGGCAATCCCTCCGTGAGCGATGCCAGGTACGCCACGCCGCCGATGGATTCGACCTCGCCGTAGCGGGACAACTCATGTACGAGCGTGACTAAATCGACGGCGCGGCTGCTGCTCATCAGGTGAGCGATGCGCAGGAATATCCGGCGATGCGAGTCGAGCGAGAAATCCTCGGAATTCAGCTTCTCCGCAGCCTCAAAGTAGGCTTCGTTGTCGAGTAGGATCGCGCCGATGATGGTTTTCTCGGCCTCGACATCGCACGGCATTTCTTGGTCTATCGATCGATCTGTCATATTCGCTTTCTTGATTTCCCTTGTGGCTTAGTGCTCCTGGCGCACTGTCTGCGCGTAACCCCTGTGGCTTAGCCCGCGTCGCGGAAGTGGCGCGCGAGGTAACTGCTGAGCGGGAACGGTATCTTGGCAATCATCGCGCTGGCGGCTTTGCGCTTTTGGCTGTTCTTCCCGTGCAGTCGGCCGGGCGAAATAGTTCCTGAGGCTTTCATGTCAGCGTAACTGCCAAACCAATCCCCAGACACCTTCGTTCCTTTTGCGTCAGGCAATGCGCCATGCCAAAAGTTGTTTGGATCAAGCTCTGGATTAGCGGCGGCAATCTGGTGCCTCTCTGCGAACGTTCTAGCGGAGGCGTTGCCTACCTTGACGCCGGTATTTGGAACCAAGCGGTTGTGCGAGACAAGCGAGCCCTTTTCCGTCCATCCGGACCCGTCGTGTTTGCGACCGTTCTGCAATTCCTGCGAGTGGTTCCAGCCGAAGTCTTCGCGCGGATGCTTGGGAATCGGCGGCACTTTCTGTGCATCATTCACATCACACCGGATGCAGTGACCACCTTTCTTGCACCGCCAGCATTCACAGTGGCACCCTTTTAATTGATGGAGCACCTGAGACTCGAACTCAGAGGGGCAAATCTGTTCCTGACCAGCTTCACTGGTAGCTTGCTCATCGCAAGCGGATCTGCCTTCATGTCCACCTGTGTGCCCCACATTTTTCTGACCCTCGACAGCTGCGGTTTGGAAGCTCTTCCCGCTCCCATCGAATCTAAACCCCGCAACTTTCGGCGGCGCGAGCGTCATCGGCATCAACGCCGGCACGTCGCCCCACAAGTAGAAACTGCCGTAATGCCAGCGTGCCCTTCCAACCCACTTCTGAGCGCCCCGCACGTTCTCGACGATCAGCGGGATGTATCGTCCTGCCGCCTCGCACGCCTCACGCTGGATGCGAAAGCAGGCGTCAAAGAGCGTGTTGTCAGGCGGCGGTAGAGCCTTGGCCCGCTTCCACGGCATTGCGCGGTAACTGTAGGCTTGGCATGGCGGACTGGCGACAATGACCGTAGCATCCTTGAACTCGCCGCCGTGAATCGATCGCACGTCCCGCAGGACCAACTCATCAGGGTAGCCACCTGTGCCATAGTCATGGGCCTCAATGTCGTAGCCGATGCAGCGATAGCCCTCAGCGAGGAATCCTTCGCTCCAGCCGCCCAGGCCGCAAAAGAGGTCGATACACACCGGCTTATCCCCCATGCTCGCCCTCCGGTGCCACGCGCGAGGCGATCAGTGCGCTTATCGCATCCTTGTTGAGTAATCCGTCTTTCGTTCCAAATCCGCCATTCTGTGCATGGCTGCGATGTTTGAATACTTCCTCATCGCTGACTGGCTTGCTCAGCGCCTCCACCCGCGCGCGTGCGGCTTGCAGCTCGGCGGTCAGGCGGGCGATTTCGGCGTCCGATGCGCGCCTCTGCCAGTTTTCAATTGCGCTCTTTTCGCTGATGTGTCCGTCGTGGGCCGCGTAGCAGTTCTTGCAGCGTGCGTTCCACAATGTCACGTCAGAATACTTGCTCGGAAATGTATGCGCTTCGCTCCCGCAAAACGGGCACGGCTTGAGTTCCGGCACCTTCAATGGCTCGTTCATTTCTGCTCCAGTGCGTCGCGGGCAAGCTCGACCGCTGTAGATAGCGCCTTGATTCGGTCCACAGATACCTCATTGGTAAGCGCGGTCCACAGTAGCCGACATTCCGCCCGCAGCCTCTCGACCTCTGCGGCGTGATCGGCGTACATCACCATTTCCACGTACTGAAAGTTCACAAATAGCCCATCGACCCATGCGTCTTGAATTTTGCACCGTTGTATCGCCATTGCTCATGCTCCTGCGCCTCAGGCGCGGCTATTCCTGTTCGGTGTCCAGTTTTTCTGCGTGCCTGTAGCCGGAATCGATAATCATCATGACCCAATGCGGTATCCACATGCTGCGCATCTTGAAATCAAACCACCATCCGCGCAGTGACCACTTGAAACTCTGCACATAGAGTTCTGCGGCTCCGACGATGATTACCTGAGGGGCTTTCATAGCGATGAACTTACGCAAGCGATCCAGGCGCTCATCGATGATATATTGCGGCTTCCGTGGCCGTGTCACATCTCTTGCCATCTCCATTGCCTCCCCGCTCGGCGCGGCTGGTTAGTCGTGCGTGGTTAACGAGCCCCATTGGTCAGCCATCGCTGATGCTGGCCCTGGATATGTTACTGCTCGTGCTGCCCTGCGATCTTCCGGGTCTTTCGTCGGCCCCAAGCGATTTTGTCCAGAGTCGGTTTGATTGCCCCAGCGTTTTTTGCCGTTCACGATGCGCGGCGGGAAATACGTTGTTGGTTGTAGAACCGGAAGATTGATCAGCCACAGACATGTGGACTTGCTGGCATCATCTCCGAAATCATACGGCTGGATGATCTGGCTCGGCTTGCGCCAACGGGTGCTCATGATGCCAATTGGATTCTCGATGCACACTCTCGGCCCGTACTTAGTACACTCCATAAAATCATCGACAGCTCGCTCGCGGTCGGCAACGGTACGCTGCCTTGGTTTGCCGGTCCAGTGCTGGCCACTCACGGTGAGGTATCGGCAGACAGGATGTAGGACGATTAAATCCGGTGTCCAGGCGAGACTCCGCAAGACTTCGTGGACGTTGCCTTGAAGGTGCCGCGAGGGATTCAATGCGCCTGGCTTAAAGTCGCAAGACCATGAATTGTGGCCGCGCTCTTCAAACGCACGCTGAATAACCTGCGAACACTCCATCCCGATGAACACGTTCATCATCTCCCCCTCCCGCGCGTGGCGGGCTAGAACTGCGGTGCGTGCGTCGAACGTTTATGGCGGCGATAGTTCTCCACATTTTGCTGATGATTGGGTGAGCCAAAAATCAGCAGACACGTCGGACACTGAATCACGACTGGAAGTAGTTCCGCGTGGGGACACACCAGAGATTGAGTTTCATCGTCCCATTCTTTGCCGCATAGACCGCACTTAGCTAAGTTCACACTTGCCTCCATTTTGCTCCCAGGTTAGTACCCCGTGGTTGAAATCGCCGCTACGGGGCACTAACGGGTTATCCGAGTTTTGCGCGAACGAAACAATCTTTCGCTTCGAGTAGCTTGCGGAGTCCTGCTGACTTCTCAGGGCCGTTAGGGAGTTGGGCCTCCATTGAACATGCAAGTGCGTAAACGTCGCCGCTGACGCCCTGCAAGTGCTCCGGTAAATGAGCAAAGTTGAAATACTTCAAGATGGGCGATGGTCCTGCTTTTTTCTCGCTTTGATCCATGTCATTTCTCCTTTTCGGTTAGAACTGCGTTTATTCTCGCGCCCTCAGCGCCGGGGTGGGGCGGCTTACATACTACATACGCGGCAAATGTTCCCTTGCTTGCCGTCGTCCCTAATTGGACGGCCTCTTGAGAACTCCGCTGCCAGTCCCGCTAGGTCCGAGGGCCATGTATCTCGACCTGGCGAACGGAACGTGTGTCCTGTCTGAGCCTCTTGCGCTTGAGCCTCCCAGTAGATGTGCGGGTAGTCTCGCCAAAGATCGCGCCCCCGTAATCTCGCTCGCCCTTTGACGTGCGATGTTGAATCTTTGCTGCGCGGCCAACTTGACGCTCTGCTCCAGCCGCTTCAATATATCGATACGCGCCAGCGGTATCGTCTCCAAAAATGCCAGCAGCGCCAGAAATTCGTCTGGCGTCATGCGCCCCTTGCGGTCGTTGCATGGCTTGCAGGGGAATTCGATGTTATCCAGCCCTGCCGATCCGCCGCGGCTTAAGGGTTTGGCGTGGTCTACAGCCAGGTCGCCCAGCGCAAAGTAGCTGCGGCAATACCGGCACTGCACCGCGCCA